ACGTTTTGCTTCATGATTGATTATTTCCTTAAATAATGGATTGTAAGCATAAGGTGGAGTACGTACATCGGTATCATATAGACAATTTTGAATTTCTGTCCAATATATCTGATGTAGGTAACCCGAACTAGTGCTCGCCTGACTTGACGCAATGTCAATAAGTTGGGTAAGGGTGTTGAAGTTAAGACATCGTCGATTCGCATTCTGTGGGTAGACTTCAAAGCTTTCGCAAGGAAGTTGGGTCCACTCATTGAATCTTCGACCACGAAAAGAGGAAGAAGTAGCTAATTGCAGTTTTCCTTTGGGATGTAAATTCCATGGGTTAGCCATACGTCTGTACCAAGCAAGTAATTGCAAGATATTGACTAAAGGCGGCTCTTTAGCTTTCCTATTCTTCACGTTGGGAGTCTTAGACTCCTTTTCGCTCGCACTGGTGCTGAAGAACTTCTCGAGTCCTGCAGTCCATAGTGTCTGGTAGAGATTCTCTCTATCAAAAAGATCTGGATCTTGTAAATACAAGTCCAAACCTCCAAGCTCTGTTGGCATACATGACGCAGCATCAATACCTAACGGTTTGATCACGTGCTTGTAGCTAACACCTAGCAAGAATGAATTTCCATATTCGCGAGCTCCTGAAAGTACCTGGTCATAATGACCATATACCAAAGGGGGCTTCGAAGTGTGAATCTTTTCATTCCGGTAAACCCATTTACCACAGAATTCACTTAGTATGGTCGAGGTGATGCTCTTTGTCGGATTGACAGAGACATTCAACTCAGATAACCATAATCTGTAGAATTGCGCGGCTCGGGGACTAGCAATGAAGACATCATCTCCAACGCAACCGGCTCTTTGAGAGCAGGCATAGTTGGCGAGTGCTAGTAATTCTAATCTCCTTTCCCTTGTGAGTACAAACCATCCATTCTTTTGAATGAGGTCATACTCTTCCGGGAAGAGCTGTGAGTAAATGAAGGAAATCAGTATAACCATCGCATGGGACAAACAAGCCAAGTGAAAACTTGGACCTGTACCCAGCGGTTGGCCTGAATTCCAACTAACTAGTTGATGATCTTCAGTGACTGTACATTGGTACGGTGCACTAGAGATCAGCTCAATTAGCTGGGTGGAAAACTTCCTGTCGTCCTCGATCAACATCAGTTGTTGCAAGACATTGATTTGGAATCGACGATCGAAGGTATCCGTAAAGCTAGTAGCGTCG